TGGTGTGGCACATGGTTCAGTGCCGGATGATGATCGGCTTCCGGAACATGGGTCCGGAGATGATCGTGGAAGAAGAACTCAGCGTTATCCAGAAGGGAGTCGGCCAGTTCCTCGATGAGCGTTACGGGGAGGAAGATGTCGACCTCTGCTTCGTAACCCATGAGGGGTTGTATCACGAAGATACTGACCCACACCCAGAAGGCTGGGGTTACTCAGAAGACCAGATGTGGGAGATGATCCCTGGCGACACCAAGGAGGAGAAAAAGGCTAACGTTGAGCGGATGATGGAGGGCGAGAAGCCTGAGTGGCCAGGAGAAAAGGATGACTCTGGTTAGTTGGGAAGAGAAGCATGAGCGACGGGAGCTAATTCGCCGTGTGTCTGACTGCCTCGAGCGTGCCCGTGAGTTATCAGAGCTTGCGGATATGCAACTCAGCTCGTACCGTGCCAGGTCGCTGCGTGACCTCGCATACGCATACCGCCGCCGGGCCAAGGAAGACGTCAAGGCGACTCGAGACCGCCTCCGGAGAATTCGGTCGAGGGAGGCTGGAGCCATCTCGTAACAATGTTGTACCTTTTTGTGCCAGGGACGGTGACATCGGTTGACGGGTATGCGATCATCAATCATGCGATGCGATCAACCTCGTAACCGCAAAACCGCAAACGAAAGGGATGCAAGTGTCACATAGCCACGATCACCTGGAGCTCTCGGGGGAGGAACTGGAGGCTCGCAAAACTGAGCTTCGTCAACACCTCGACCAGCTCTTCCCGAATTACCCCGCCGAGCAAATCGACGAGGTCATCAACTCGACCGCGTTCCAATTCCGCCGCTGCTCCTGCGGCGACTGGGAGGTCAAGCTGGTATGAAGGTCATCGAACGTCACGAGGAAGGGCGGTACAAAGGCCGCCCCAAGGTCGTGGAGCTGACGGAGTTGGAACAACTCGTCTCCGAGCTCTACAACATCCAGCTCGACCAAGGGCACGGATGTCTCGAGGCGATGATCGTCCTCCGAGGCGCCGAAATTCCGCCGGGGCTGCAATCCGACACTCCGGTCCTCAATCGGGTCCTCACACCCGAACTGGTTGATTGGCTGACAGGACCATGAGCATCAAATCCGACACCGAGAATGCCAACGTCTGGTGGCACTCGGGGAAACGACGGAAGCCCGGCGAATTGGGCAGCCGCGTTCAGGTGTGGGTTGGGACTTATCTCCAGGACAAAGTCTTCGCCCACACCAAGATCTCACAGCTGCGCCGGGGCAATCTGCACCTCTTCAAGGTGCCCTTTGTCCTGATCGCAATCTGGCCACGCATCCCGCGTGAGCAGACTGAGCCCAGGGTAAGAGGAGGAAGGTTGCTGTGAACGCACAAGAGAAAGCTGAGGTCCTGGGTAACGCCAGGCTGGCAATGCTCAAGGAGATCGGCAAGGCCTGGGAAGCTGACTTCCTGGACGAAGCCATCTCAGACATTGCCGAGGAAGCCCTGCTCAAGGTCGGCACGAGTGACCCGACCAAGCTGGACGGCATGGAGGAGCATTATGCGGAAGTTCAAAAGTTCTGCGACGAGGTGAAGAAGCAGTTCGCCCTGGAGCAGATCGGAACGACCTTCGTCTACGTGGCCTTCGATCCCATCTATGGGACTCACGTCGAGCTCTTCTCCGAGCGCCCTCGCACACAGAGCCACGGCGATCCCTCAGACCCCGAGAATTGGGGCAAGTGGTACAGGGTGTACGAGGGGAACATCAACGGAGGCGACTCAATCCAGGTCGACGCGCTTGGGAAGGACTTGTTCAGCTGATGGTGTTTCGTTGCTGGAGCTGCGGCTGCCACTTCTCGGATGGACCACCTCCTCTCGAGGCTCTGAGTCCCGTCCAAGCCGAGGTCGTTGGATCGGGTTATCGAGGTGATCCTGGGTTCATTCTCTGTGAGCAGCTCAAGAACATGAGCGTCTACAACTTCTGCTCGGTCTGCGTCCGCTTCGTGCACCTCCAGCGGGTGTGGGAAGACGACCTGGAGCATATCTTCATCCACCCCGACCAGCGACCCAAGCGGACTGATCCTGAGGGGAATCCCAGCTGCACGTGTGGCTTTGTTTACGAAGTGCCCGACGTAGCTTATGGGAGCTGGCGGTGGATATGGATAAATCGTGCCACGCGGTTGCATCGGGCACGAGAGCTGGGGCAGCCCTTCGATGACACTGACATCAACCTCATGTCCGAGGTCTGATGGCACCGAGCGGCGCCACCGCCGGTTGCCCGGAGTCCGCGGGGAACAAAAATCAAACAAATGGTTCCCAAAGGGGTGACTTTGGTGACTGGGTTTGATATGATTGCGGTATGCGATGCGATACTGCAAAACCCCAAACCCAATGCACCGCATGGACTGAAGGGATGCAAACCATGCACGGCTTACTAACTGTCGAGCTGATCGAGGATGAGGAGACCATTCGGCTCATCATCCACCGCAGGGACCGCGAACCCGAGACCCTCTTCCTCGACGCGGATGACACATCCTGGGAACTCACTTTCCACGATGATCTCTCCGTCTGCGAACTCCGCACCTCTACGAACGGGGACTTCCGATGAGAATCCGCTCCGACAACGATCGCCACACCCTGCTGCTTCACGACATGCACCAGGAATACACGGGCGACTTCGGCAATCACAACTCCAACTTCGAATCCACCAAGCCGGCGAACTCGACGATCTGGGGCGACTGCGAACTCTTCTGGGACAGCTATGGGGTCTCACACACGCTCGCCGAGTTGCGAGGGGTTACCGAAGACCAGGGGAATACGCTGGCCCTCTCGGTGATTCGGACCATGCTCCCCGCTGAGTTCATTGACCGTGAGGGAGGCCCCGATGCGGTCACTGGGGTCTGGAGGCTGACCGGATCAATCGCCTTCCTGGAGATGAAGTTCCTCCAGTTGAAGGAAGCCCTCGATGTTGACTATGTCTCCGGGGACGACGACGCCTTCGATTACTGGCCCAACACGATGGACATGCTCTGGGACTTCGCCCTCGACCTCGATGCGCTGACTCAGACCAAGCTCCACACAGGCCAGGTACACGAAGTAGCACGCAAGGTCTTCGAGGGGACGATCAACCGACGCTACTATGACGATCGGCCCAATACCGCCGAGGAGATCGCTGAGCAACGCGAGCTCTTCCTCCAGGAATGGGGGCTCAACTACCCCGATGGGGAGAATGAGTCCTGGAATTCCTGGTACTTGAAGGAGAATCAGGCATGACAGCCGAACAGGACTACATCATCAACAAGCTCTCGGTACGCGAGGAGGTCGAGGAAAACCTGCTCTCCTTCTTCGACGAGGTCGACGACTGGGCTGCTGATGTCACTCAGGACTTCCAGCGAGTTCCCTGGGGCGATCAGGACGTGCGGCTCTGGGCGCTTGGGTTCTACTTCGATCCCGAACGACAGAGGGAGGCCGACGACTGGGACCTCTGCGAAATGACCGAGGCTCCGATCATCGACTTGGTCCGCTACTTCGAGGAACTCGGCTTGACCAAGGACACGATCCAGCCCGACCGCACCATCGAACGCAGCATCACCGATCTACCCACTGTGTGGGAGGGCCTCAAGGCCGCCTGCACCCGCCTCGCTGAAGGGGACTCTACATGAAATCCGCATACTTCGACTACGGGCGTTGCCTCACCACACCCAATGACGGGAAGCCGGCGTACCGTGCTCTCCGACACCGGGGCACCGTCCAACGCATGCTCTGGATCGGTGGGTGGTGGTTCTGCCTGCGGAATCGCAAATCCGCCCAGGCGGTCAAGGCTGCCCAGAAGAAAAGGATCAACAATGCCTAAGGCCCCGTTCGACAACGAGCACATCGAGGTGGAGGGCCTGGAGGGCAAACGCTGCCGCATCCACTACCTCCAGCCGGGCCAGAAGCTGCCCCGAGAACTGATCGGGGTCGTGCTGGGAACCTCTGACATCTGGCCCGAGCGACTCTCCATCTCCCTCCGACCCAAGGCCGGAACCACTGAACTGAAGTTCGAGTGGATCCTCGGGATGTGGATCACCGAGGCACCGATCAAGTTGCCCGAGCCGATCAAGGCCGAACGGAGGGTGTACTGAGATGGCGTTCCCAGGCCCTTACGCCCGCATCATCCGCAACGACGAAGGAGAGCCGATGGGGTGGGAGAACGACTACCCGCCCGACTACTGGCCTCCCGAGGAGGTCGACCCCGGATGGGGCCCCGAGGATGACAAGTTCGACTACTGCGTCGAGCTCATGATCGAGAGAGAAGGTCGGGACGACGACTGCCTCTACCACTTCTGGAAGGCTCACCCCGAGCTCGACAACATCGAGGCCGCGTATGCGGCATGGAAGCAGCAGTCACGGAGTGACTCTGGAAGGGAGAACCCCGATGGGTGATGGATATACCTGGCAGGAAGTCAACCGACCAGAGCTGGGGGTCAGTCCGCCCAAGATTGACGAGACCGACCAAGCCCAGCTGACCAACGCCTGGTTCGGCCGCCACCCGGGGATGCCCGACGACGAGAAGCTACAACACACCTTCGACACCATCAACCGCATCCTCGAGGCCCGACACACGACCAACCTCAACCGGATCGTGTGGCACGCGGGAGATCCCTGCGGGGATGAGCCTCGCTGGGTGGAGGAGATCAAGCAGGACGGAGGCCACTTCCTCGCCATCTGCCCCGATTGCTCGAGGGACTTCATCCCAACCCGGGAGGCCTACCAAGGCCGCAACTTCATGGGTGCTCCCCTCTACCAGCACTGGGGCTACGAAAGTTACCGAGGCTGGACGGAATGCCACCGCCCCGCAATCCTCGAAACCTTATGGGCCGTGCGAGGTGCTGCGAAGAAGCTAGATAAGTGGCACCCGGCATTCATCAAGAACCGACACACCGGCCTCTGGCGCAAGATCGACAACACCAACCTGGCAACCGACGGAAGGGATACCAATGGCTGAGAAGCAGCTAAGCATGAGGGAGCAAGGCCAACTGGCCGGAAGGCGGAGGGAGGTGGGGGACAAGCTCGGGTGGCTCAATGAGCTCCGAGCAGGCATGACCATGGAGGAACTGGATGAGGTGGACAAGGTCCTCAACACCAGCCTCCAAGTGACTGCCCGAGGGGCTCGGGAAGAAATCGAACGCTTCGCCCACCTTCTCCTCCGAGCCGCAGGCCGCCACCCCATCGACGAGGGGAAGGGTTACGACATGGACAACGCCACCGTCACGCGGTTTCTGACCATGATCCGACCCTCGATGCGATCCATCCTGCAGGTAACGGGCACCCTCAATTGGCCCCTGCCCGCTTGCGAGGATGACTCAGCGGGCGACGGGTAGGCTACCTGGGGAATCCGGGAAATGCGTGCGTGGGGGCGAATAGGGTGATGATGAAACCGAACGAGAGGGACAAACCGTGAGGGACGGACGGGACATGAACACGGGATGGTTCACCCGCAGGGACGATGGGTCTCGAGGGCGCTGGACGTGGAGTTGGACCAACTGGACCTTCGGCGTCTGGTGGTACACAACTTCCATCAAGAAGATCAAACTCTTCGGGCTCGACCTGGGGCCTCTAGAATACGTCAGGCGCAGACCGAATAGAAGGGACTGACCGATGGGAGACCTCATATGGGTATGGTGGGCCTGCCCATCTTGCCCGGTAGATGAAGACAAGCCCGGTAAGTGTGGGGTCTGCGGAAGGGACCTCGTGAGAAAGACAAAGAAGAGGAAGGGATAAACTGAGGATGCCAGTACGCCGAACAACCATCCGCCACGACCAGATACGTAGGTATCTGACGGGTGTGGAAATCCTGCCGGATGAGCACACCAGCCTGGACCTACACATCTCCGACCTGCTCAACGCGGTGAGAGTCCCCGCCATTGGGCCTCAAGAGTATACGGTCGAGAAGATCGTGGTCCATTACACCGACGGGCGACAGATAACCTACGAGAGAATGGGCCTACCTGAGGGACTCTCGGGCAGGGAGCGACAAATTTGGAAGCGGGACCATTTTCACGAGATCTACGGTGCGGGCCCGGGGCCACTTACCGACGGTATCTTCCCGGATGCGAACGGGGGAGCCGATCCTAAAGAAAGTTGATCGGGTCGAGTCAGGGACGTGAGTGGGGGAGTTAAGTCGGGGAGAGTGAGCCGACGTGAGTGCCAACTGCATGGATACTCGTGCCGACATACCTGATGAGTGAGAGGGGCATCGCTGACGCAAGGTGAGTTAGAGCTGAGTGAGTGAGTGATAGCTATTTATAGCATCACGCTCACTCACTCACTCACTCGCACCGATGCTTGGGGGCTTTTGGGTTGGGATTGATGAAAGGATGGGATGATGAGATTGGGATGATGGGTTAGGGATGAACAAAAAGTTGGGAAGAGAAGAAGTGGGCCGGGTCTTGGTCGTGGGGGGCGACTGAGGCCCGGCTTACTCGTGTGTAGGTGGGTAGACGGGTGACCGGTACGTGGGATGAGGAAAAGGACCGGTTGGTTGGATACGCGGCTGGGAAGAAACTTGAAGGTTATGCGAACGGGGACGGGTGAAACTTCCGGGAACGCTCGGAGCGGAACGAACGCGGCGAGAACGTTGTTCAGAGCTGCTGCCATTTGGGATGGGACGGACCGTGACCCGGTACTTCCGACTCCGAGCCAGAGCCGAGACTCCAGCCGGGTACCTTCCGCCGCCAACCAGAACCGATGATCCGGTGGTGGCGCCATGCGGCCGCCTCGGACCGAGCGATGGACCGGTGCGGTCCGCTACAGGAAACCGCGGACGGGCCGCAGGGAAACATTTTGTACCTTTTTGTGCCTGAGACGGTGACAAGGTGTAAGGGTTTTGATATGATGGGGTATCAAATGAGGGGGAACAAACGAACGCCCTCAAACACGAAAGGGATGCAAAGATGCAAAAGCGATCGAGGTTGAAGTGGCCACCGCGCACCCGGCAACCCGCTCGGGCAGTCAAGGTCACCAAGATCAATCCGCTCTACGGGCCTGCGGTTTGCGATCACCGCGAACTCCACGCTCGCCTGGTTAACGGGAAGGCCTTCTGATGCAACTCTCGGATGCTTCCCGACTCGCACACCGCGAACTTGAGCGGCACGGGCTGACCGAGAGGGGGTGGACCTTCGGCTTCGACCAAGGGTCCCGCCGCTTCGGGTGCTGCCGATACCGCACCAAGCAGATCACCCTCTCGAGGGTCTGCACGCTGGCCAACGACGAGGCGACCGTCCTCCGGGTGATCCTCCACGAGGTCGCCCACGCGCTTCACATCCTCGAGGGCAACCCTCCGGGGCACGATGCACGCTGGTCCGCCATCTGCAAGGCCATTGGCGGGGATGGCCAACGCATCATCCACGACTCAGCACCCATCCCTCGCCGGGTTGGGATCTCGATCCGCGACATCGGAAAGGGCTGACATGGCCACCTACCGCTTCATGCTCTGGCTCACCCACTTCTGGTGCGCCCTGACCCGGGAAAGGTACGAGACATGACCTACCGCCAAAGGATCTGGCTCACCATCGGGCTTTCCGCCACCTTCGTACTCGGTGTGGGAGTGGGTGTGACGGGCCAGATTGAGCACGCCAAGGAATCGACTGACTCCAAGCACATCATGTACGAGGGGACCCGGACGACACCTGCGCTGGTCAACCACATCGCCAATGAGGTCTGGAACGCGCAGAAGTACGCCGACTGGTGCGGCGGCTACGTGCAGGTTATCGGGACCGACGTCATGGTCGAGGGGTGCGACCGGTAAGGCGAGTCAAGGAGTCAACCCGGGAGGCAAAGTCAAGGAGTTCCTTGACATTGGCTACTCGGTTTGATACAATCTACTCATGATCAACCGACGCCCGGAAGGGGGTGACAAAATGGCAACCAAGACTCTCACCGTGAAGGAAGTCGCGGAAATGATCGGCACCGATGGCCGCACTCTCCGCAAGTTCCTGCGCCACGAGGTGACCGAGGCCGGCGGAAAGGTCGGCGAGGACACCCCGGGCAAGGGTGGACGGTACTCGCTCGAGTCCACGAAGGTCAAGCAGCTGCAGAAGCGCTTCGACGCGTGGAACGAGTCACGCCGCTCCAAGCCCGAGGCCGAGACCGACGAAGAGACCTCCTCGGAGGTCGAGGTCGAGCTCGACTGAGGCCACCGCGCTCCAGCCCACCGCATCCCGGGCTGGGGCGCCGTGGTGTAGCGTGAAGAGCCAGCGTGCCCGCTGGCTACGCGGGCCCGCGTGAGCGTGCAGAGCTAGCGGTCCTGGGGACCAAGTGGGTCCCGTGGAGATAAGGGGGTAAACCGGACAAACCACGACAAACCCGAACAAACCACGACAAACCCGGACAACTCTGTACTAACCCTGCCAAATCGGACATTCTCGTACAAACTACACAGATACCACCCGAAACCACCCGAAACTCCGCATCGCGGGCGGTTTGGGATGGCGCGGGATGGATGCGGCATCGGGGGCAAATCGGACATCATGATGCGTCGGTCGCATCATCCATCATGATGCATCATGATTCATGAGATTTCGCTTGCTTCGCTGACGCATCGCGATTAGTGTGACCCGTGAGCGATACGCACCGGCGCATCGCATGACCCGAAAGGGATGCACTCATGAGCGATTCAGCAAAGGGACTCACCGGGACCGAAATGGCGAATCTCATCGGGGCCGACCCGAAGGACTTTCGGCGTTTCGTGCGTCAGGTCACCTCGAAGGACCAACAGCCCGGCTCGGGGCGTCGGTACGCTTTCGACGCATCGGAGGCGGACGATTGGGCGGAGGCTTACGCCAATCACGCCAAGCGTGCGGGACGTGCGCCCATCAGCATCGCCGACGTGAAAGGCGACGAGACTGACGCCTAATCATCATCGGGCATCATGATTAGGGGCGCCCTTCGGGGCGCCCCTTTCATTTGTCTACTGATGCATAATGATAAGTCAGCTCGCATCATTAATCATATTGCATCAGACGCCCTACGATGCACTCTAATGCGATGATGCCGCATGATAGTGTCCAGTACCACACCATCATGATGCGTGCGTTAGATCGCCTCTCATGCGTGTCTGCTGCGAAATGCGTGCGTGCGTGCGTCGCATCATGATGAGCGCATCTGCCGCATATCCCCCCAACCCCCCCATCTCGCTGAAATCGCCCATACCGCCGCGCATCCCGGACGGGGGCTCCCGCGGTCTGGCTGTAATTTTTGAAACCTACCTACACCGTTCATGCCCAAACACTCCGAGCCCTCCAGGTCCTCACAATCAGCCGACTCCACACTCTTCCAAGCACTCACGACTCCACACACACCACCACCGCACTCCTCGACCCACCTCAAGAGTCCTAGCCCTCCGGGTCTTTGGGATCGAAGAATGCGGCAGCACCGTGTAAGTTATGGGCAGCTACGATCTCTTCGTTGGTATGGTCAGCACAGGCAAAGGCAATGGCACCGTCCTTCACCCACCTCGTCTCCAACTCCACCGGCCGAGCGAAGCTGGTTGGGAACTCATGCCAGAGTCCACTACTTCTCACATCAACACTCCCCTGCGGCGGCCCCAAAGCCAACGTACTAAACTCCTCGCCGCAGACAATGCACCTACTCCTGCCCAAACCTTCCCGTCCGATCAGAGTCATGGCATCCCCCGTCCAGCCCACCAGAGAACCACAATGCCAATCAGTCCGAAAACCACCAGACCGATAATCTTATGTGTAGTCACCTTCGTCCCCTCCCTACCACTTGTCGGTTAGGTTGTGGTCTCTTGCGCCTGCGTTGGATCGCCTGGCAGGATTTGCAGGTTGCCGTGCTCTCTTGCCCTCGCCGTACGGCACGGATGTATGCCCCCAAGAACTGTCCGCAGAGGCTGCGCTTGCGGCCGGCTTGGATGTGGGTTTTGTAGACGTACTCGGTTACCTCGCCGGTGGCTTCGTTCTTGTAGAGACGGCTGGGTGCTCCCGGTGGGTGTCTGCGCCGCGTTGGTTCTTGTAGCATGTACCAGAAGGAGGTTTGGTCGATCGGGGGTTCTTCGTCGCCGAAGAACGGAGCCATAAACGACCTGTTGGGTATTCGTCGAGGGCGTGACTCACTCACTGATTGTTATCCCCAATCTCTTGGCTGACCTCAGGTATCTGACCGCCCCTGCTTGAATCGTCGGCCAGGCGCTGCGCCTCTGCCGCACGCTTTTTCTGGCAGGTTTGGCATTTGGGCATACCCGCCTCGGCGGTTGTGTTCCGGCCTTGGATCCCGTGAGGGCGACCGGCGCCGCAGAGGGTTCGTTGGCCCACGACCCAATGGAGTTTGAGGGACCAGCGTGCGTTGGGGATGGTGGGCTTGGTTTGATGCCATCCGATCATGTGTTCTCCTTAGTGGGTGCGGCTGCGGGTACCGACGAGGGCCAGTCGTCGACTGGATACGGCGGCACGCGGCTCGTCCCTCCGCACTTCCAACACGGCGACGGCAACTCCGAACCATTGCATTCGGGGCACAACATCTCGGGTGCGGCTGCGGGTACTCCCCCCAACGCCACATCATCGAGTCCGCACGAACACGGCTGGTCGATGGCGAGCGGCGTGTTCTGCGGTCCCACCCGGCACGTCGCGAGATGCCGCCCGTAGCGGCGTAGTCCTGCTTCGAGTACCGCAACCCTGGCCTCCGCGGCGAACGCTCGAATCTCGGCGCGGTTCGCTGCGGCTCCTGCGGCGTCGCGTTCTTCGGTGAGTACCGCGACCTGCTCCCGCAGGGCCTCATGGGATGCAGCGAGGGCGAGCGTCGACTCCGGTTTCGGCGCAAGTCCACCGCGGCATAGGCCCGGTGCCACCATCGACGCCACTTCCTCGGCGCTCAGGATTGCTTCGCTGTCAGGCATCGTCATACCCACCCCAGTTCCCGTACGATGAGGATGACGAGCAGGACGAGGATGACGAGCACGAGAGCGCGTTCCAGACTCATGGTGTTACCTTTCTGCTGAAGTGGCCGGTGCAACGGCGGCACCGCCACGTGAGTTTGTTGGTGATGGCGGAGGCGTTGAGTTGGAGGTTGTGGCGGTTAAAGTGAACCCAGCACCGAGCCCGCTTTCTCAGTGTGGGACGGGGGTTGATGGGCATGAGGACTTTCACGTGCGGACCTCGACAATCTCGACAACGGCTCGGGTTTGCCCGGAGACGTTTGCCATTCCCGTGCCGAGATCAAAGGGGGTAACTACCGTGATGGTTCCCCCGACGGTGACGGACATTGTGACGGTTGAGGTGCCGTCGGCGTTCCGGGTTCGGAAGTATACCGTAGGCACCTGCTTCTTACGGCGGAGTCTCACTCTTTCTCCTTGCTCTTGAGGCGGTGGAGGGCGAGGCGTTCAATGTACTTGGGCAGCTCCTCATAGAAGTCGACGATGATGTCGCCGTGGCAGAGTTGGGGCTTGCACCAGCAGAGAAGGATCTTGTTCTCGAGGGCCTTGAGACGGTCGATCCAGAGTTGGCCCTCGGCGCATTGTTCGAGGATGGTGGGAGCGCCTCGGATCATAACTCCAGACCAGCGTTTGCCCGTGTCTTCGTTGACCCGGCTGCCCACCCCGTGCGCCGGGCCTTGGCGACCGATGAGGCGGTCGAGCATGAGTTCCTCGTACATGCGCATGGATTGGATGCGGGACCGATAGTGGGTTCCGGTCTCGTCGAAGATGGTGCCGATGCGGTAGGGGTTCCCCCACACCGAGCTGCGGTCGATGCGGAGGTAGTCCTTGGGATCGTAACATTCCCAGGGGAAGGTATGCATGTTGGCAACCCTAGGCGGGTTCATCGGGCAAGGTTCCTCCTGGCTGGTAGCCGAACATGTCCTTGGCGGTTTGGACAACCTCGTCGGGTACTGGGTCGATGTAGTGCTCGACAATGGTGTAAGGGTCGTAGCCTTCGTCGTGGTTGGGGGCGTAGGGCTTGATGTAGCCCTCCCCGTTGCACTTCGGGCAGAGAGCCCTGCCGGCGCTTCTTGTCGGTACCCACCGGCGCTCATCCCAGACAAGGCCGCCCCTGCCCTCGCAGATGGGACATTGGATATCGAAGTTCTCGCAGGCTTCGTGGAGGTGGACGTCGAGGATGCGGTCAAGTAGCCATCGTCGCCAGGATGGCTTGTTGTACGCGGCTGCAGGCACGATGAAGAGGTGATGCACCCGGATGTCTCGGCGGGGGTGGCCCTCTTCCTTGCGGTAGCTGTTCCGGACGGGGTCAAGTTCGATCACGAGGGTGAGGCCGACTGAGCCCTGGCCCCGGTCGATGTGCTCCAGGCTGAAGGCCCACCCGTCCATGTACCGAAGCTCGCCGATGCACGCCAGCAGAGGGTGTGGGTAGAGGCACTTTTGCCAGTTGTCCCCAGCGGCCACTGAGCCGATGGTGAGGTGGTTCATTTGTAGGTCTCCTCGATACGGGCGAGTGCAGCCTCAGCCTGGATGGCTTCGACAGCTTCGTAGCAGTCGACACGGTTTTTGAGCAACTCGGAGGACATCATGGGCTCACCGTTGCCGCCGATGATCTGGTACATCCACTTTTGGCCTCGCCAACCGCGTCGAACCTTTGTGATACGGAAAATCATGGCTTTTTCTTCCCCTTTTTGGACTTTTTGCCCTTCTTTTTCACCTTTACGCCGTCGTCAGTGACCACGAGAGAGCCACTTTTCACCAGTTCGGCCAAAACGGTGCCTTGGAGGCTCCAAATAGCCAAGGTGAGGCGTCTGTGCCAGAGCCGATGAGCCTCACGCGCACCTGCGTGGACTAATGCGGCGCAAATGTTGCAAATCCGGTCCTCCCCCATCAGTTTGATGAACTGGGCGTCCTTGTACCAGCCATTGAACTGTAGGGAGAGGTCCGGAAACGCCTGTTCGAACACCGGCTCGAATTCGCTGAACTCGATCTGGTGTTCTCGGAGTGTCTTGGCGACCTCCATTTCTTGGTAGGACTTGGTTCTCAACTCAGCACCCCCATGTGGTCGTAAGGCTGATTTGGCAGGCGAGTTCTTCTCGCCACTCAGCGCCTGGAGCATCTGCCGGGTCCTTGGGTGGCGCATCGGCTGTGTGGACGCAGCCAGCCAGTGCTACCACACCCAACAGGAGGACGGCGATTTTCCGCATTTGTATCACCCCCTCAGACTGCTACCAAGTGACCCCGACGGGCCTTCTTGGTGGTTCGGCGGCTAAGGCGGCGTGCGATTTCTTCTGCCACGTCGTAGGCGTCGTAGGGCTCCTGCACCTTCACGTGCCAGTCGGGCGTGGAGTACTGAAGGCTCATTGAGCGGTCTCCGGCATCCAGGATGCGAGCGCGTTCCTTGCCGCATGTGCTGCATCGGCTGTTTGTCTGGCGAAGCCGCCCTCGCCGCCAGGGCTTCTCGTAAGCTTCCCAGTGGTGGTTATTGCCACCCGGCATACACATCAGCTGGGCGGTAGGTACGTCGGTCAAGCCTTGCACGTACTCAGGCATTCATCCCTCCTCGGTCGATTGCCTAGCATCATGCTATCAGGGGCGGAACTAAAGTGCAAACCCTTTGATCCTGACCTCGTCGTCACGAGAACAAGAAATGACTTACGAGAATAAAGCCGCGACGGGGCATTTGACTGGGAACGTCGACCTGTGCGACAATCTGTAAGGTCCGGCCGGTTATCACACCGACGGACTTTTTCATGTCCGGGCTTCGCCCGAAAGGAGTGACATGCCCACGCAAGCAGCACACGAGTGCGCCTCCGGGGTCGAAGTCGAGCAGTGGCACGACGAGGCCTTCGCCGAATACCAGGCGGCCTTGGACGCCTACTCGGATGACATCGCCTCACGACGTTCTTCCGGGGACGGTTCGGGGTTCGATGAAGACCTCCGAGCGGCGTACGAGGAAGCACGCGACAACCTGGTGGCCGGTACCCAGTACTGGCGGCAGGTCGGGGAACAGGTCGGAACCCGTCAGGGTCTTGCCATCGTCAACAACGTGATCGAGCCCGAAGACGAGGGGGATTCCGAATGAACCTGCTCAAGCCCCGTGACAACATCGTCCCGGTTTTCCACGAGGAGCACCCCACTGTTCTGAGTGGCAAGCTCATTCAGCACTGGGATGACCGGCAAGACGCGGTCGTATTCGCCCCACACCTCGAGTTGACCGTCTTCAGCAAGGAAATCCTGAACGAGCTCTCGCCTGAGAAGGTGGAGTTGCTCAAGCGGGGTGTCCAGGGTGGAGCGTTCAACGCTGCCAGCGGCATGTATGCGGCGAACTTCCTCGATGTCTTCGACGCGACGCAGCTGGCGTTTGCCTTCCTGGCAGACACCATGAAGATTGCGATGTACACGAACAGCATCGCATCCATGTCGTACTACACGGATACCGTGCAGACGGCTGCGCCGTACAACGCCAATGAGGTCTCTGGTACCGGGTACACGGCTGGCGGTTACACGTTGGCCAACAAGACCTGCACCCAGTCGCCCAACGGCACGGTGATGTTCGACAACACGGTGGACCCGAACTGGAGCATCACTGGTTCGTTCGCCACCGCTGCTCGAGGCGCCGTGGTCTACGACACGACCATCGCCAGCGCCTTGATCTGCGCCATCAACTTCGGCGGGGACTTCAACGTCACCAACGGCACCTTCACCATCCAGCTCAACTCGCTGGGCATCAACACGCTCCAAGTCGCCGCGTAACCGGAGTAGGCTATGGCCTTCCCGACGATCCCGACTTCGGGTGCGGGTCGAATCATTGCGGTTCAGTCGGTGGCAGAGACGGGGACAACGCACACGTCCCCGGACCTGTCATCGCTGACCAAGAATGCTGGTGACCTGCTGATCGCCATTGTCCTGTTGTACGATGGTAACTCCAGCAATGCCGAGTTCTCGAGCTGGGGCGGCAGCTTCACCGAGTTCGGCGACTTCGCCACGACCACGACGCTCTCGATTGGGTGTGCGTACAAGTTCTCCACTGGCTCGGAAACTGGTACGTTCACCGTCACGTCGAGTGGGTCGGCGAAGGCAGCATTCTTCCTGATGTCTATTGCTGGCGCTCACCCCAGTACGATCCCAGAAGCGGGTGGGTATGCCACCGGCACCAACGCTAATGCGAACCCCGGCTCTCTCGACCCGGCCGGGTGGGGTACTGAAGATACACTGTGGATTGCAGTTGTTGGGACGGGTGAGGACGCAACGGCCGGCTCGTTCACCTCCCCCAGCGCAGCACCAGCGAACTTTACCAGCATGTTCACCCGGGCGGCCAACGATGATGTGGTCGGTAGCATCAACGCCGCAGTCGCTTTCCGTCAGAATACTGCTGGGTCAGAAGATCCGGGCACGTTCACGAACGACACCTCGAACATTCGCTGGGGCGCAATTACCATCGCCGTTCGCCCGGTAGCTGATGTTGCAGTCACCCCGAGTACAGTTGCTGGTACCGGTTCAGTACCGAGCATAACAATCTCAGCAGTTCCCACACTGACGACGTCAACAGTTGCTGGCACGGGCTCGACGCCTGCGGTTACGGTGAGTGCTACCGCCGATGTGGCGGTTTCGACTGTAGCTGGTACGGGCTCAGTACCTTCGGTGTCGATTTCGACAGCCGGGCCGACGGATGTTCCGGTAGCTACGGTTGTTGGTACAGGCGCTGTCCCGAGCGTAGCAATCTCGGTCCCGACCACTGTAGCTGTTTCAACGGTTGCCGGCATTGGTACTACGTACGGTACGTTCGACCCGTCCTCGATCCCGAACTTGGTTAGCCGAGTTGAGACCTTCAGCACTAGGGGGATTGTCGAGTCATCCGGGGCAGTAAGCTCGTGGCAGGATCAGGCCTCTGGAGTAAACTACGACCAGGCGACCGGTACAGCCAAGCCGACTCACGGCATTCGCACTACTCCCAGCGGGGTGGGTGCCCTCGACTTCGATGGCTCAAGTGACCATCTGCTGCAAACCGCCACCCGCACGGTCGGCCAGGGACATACCGTCTTCTTCGTGCTATGCAGCGACGAGGGAGCTAACGGAGTCGGCAAGACCATGTGGCGGGAGAATAACACTGGCGGCGCCGCCACGATGGGCTTCCAGAAGACCGCTGCGAACCAGTGGGCTGCTGTTGGTAACGCGGTCAACATCATCACTGGGGCGATTGTTGACACCAACTGGCACGTGTTCGTCATGCGGCTCGACGGAGCAAACGGCGCCGGGATGCTCCAGATCGACCAGACTCGGTTTAATGGGTCTCTCGGTAACGGAACGACAAGCTCGTTCTCGGTAAGGCTCGGCGGAAACGCTGCTCCGACCACTTTCATGGATGGCGGGTTCGCCGCATTCCTCGACTACGACCGGATTCTGACCGACGTTGAGGTCGCCCAGATCGTTACGTACCTGGATTCGGTGTACATCGCTGGTACCGGCCTCAGGCTCTCGACGACGGCGAATGTAGGGGTTTCAGCGGTCGCCGGTACAGGTGCGGTACCCGCAGTAACGATTGACGTTCCGGCCGGGCAGGACGTCCCCGTCTCCACTGTGGCAGGTACCGGGTCGGTTCCTTCGGTAACGATTTCTACCACAGCGAACGTGTGGCTGACGCCGACGTTCAGCCCGAGTGATACATTTAACCGAGCAGACAGTTCGACCTCACTCGGTTCAACTGATGTCGGCTCCCTGCCCTGGATCGCTCAAGCTGGTACATGGGGCATCAGCAGTAACCGGGCGTACGTTGCGACCAACGCTGGCGACAACCAGAATACAGCGGTAGTCGACACCGGATTCTCGGACGGCGTCATTCAAGTCACAGTTCCAGCTGCCGGTGATGGCTCAATCTGTTTCCGCTCGGTTGACAACAATAACCACTTCGTTATCGGCAGCATCGGCGCTGCGGTTCAGCTGTACAAGCGCACTGCCGGGTCGTATAGTGGCGTCTTGACGTCGGGCGGATCCCTGCTCGCCAACGGTGACGTCGTTCAGGTGATCCTAAATGGTGACAGTATTCAGTGCCGGATCAATGGCGTTGTCGCCTTCAACTTCAACGACTCTTCGTTCCAGACTGCGACCAAGCATGGTCTCCGTACTTATGGCGGCGGCCCGGCGATGCAGTTTGACGACTGGTCGTTCGTAGGATACGGGCCAGTTAGAGGTATCGGCTCGGTACCAGCCGTTAACATCAGCACAGGTTCTTCTACCAATGTCTCGGTTAGCACGGTTGCCGGGACTGGTTCGGTGCCTTCAGTCACCATTAGTGCCACCGCTACTGTTGCTCCGGCTACGGTGGCGGGTACAGGGACAGTTCGTACTGTAACTCTGAGCGCTACTGCTAACGTCGCAGTTAGCGCCGTAGCTGGCACGGGCTCGGTGCCTGCCGTCACCCTGGTAACGCCCAGCAATGTACTAGTCTCAACCGTGGCTGGGACGGGGACAGTTCGTTCGGTTACTATCGCTACTACAGCTACAGTTGCGCCGAGTACAGTGGCCGCAACTGGCTCAGTACCGGCAGTTACCATCGTGATTGGTACTAACGTTGCTGTTTCGGCAGTGGCGGGAACTGGGTCAGTACCTTCGGTCGCTATCGCTTTCTCGGGTGCAGCGACGCCTGCGACCGTAGCAGGGACTGGAGCTGTACCCTCAGTAACAATCAGCACTACGGCAGTAGTAGCGCCCAGCACGGTTGCTGGGACTGGTACAGTTCGGACCGTGACCATCTCCGCCTCGGCGGTGGTTGCTCCTGCTACCGTGGCTGGTACGGGGTCTGTCCCTGCAGTCTCCATCCAGACGGGGGGCAGCACTACAGTCCCGGTCAGTGCGGTGGCAGGAACTGGCTCAGTGCCAGCGGTTACCATCTCGGCTACTAGCAGTACTGCTCCAGCAACAGTGGCAGGTACTGGGACCGTTCGCACGGTAACCATCAACACCACTGCTACTGCGCCAGTAGCCCCCGTTGCAGGTATTGGGTCGGTGCCGGCAGTGACTATCGCTGCATCGGCTACCGTCTCGGTAAGTCCAGTGGCGGCCTCGGGAATTGTGCGGGCGGTTGCGATCGCTACGACCGCTCAAGTGCCTCTCACGGTTGTCGCCGGGGTTGGCTCTGTTCCCAGCGTTGCCATCAAGTTCAGCGGCATGGCGATCGTACTTACGGTTGCTGGAATCGGTAGTGTACCCTCGGTCACCATCGTTTTCGGAGTGCCCGAGGTTGGGCTGGAAATCAGCCTTACTCGCGTGCTCTCAGGCTGGGCTGTTACTGAGGTGGCGAGAGGCTGGAAGATGACTAAGGTCTTGCCCGGCACCCAAACCTAGGAGGAAAGGTGATCCGTAGATCCCGCACCGGCACTGAACTCATCAAGGTTGGTGTGGAAGCTGCTGTTGCCGGCGCTCCGGCTGATCCTACGGCGTATGCCGTAGAACTCGCCTTCATGGTCGAGGGCACCCGGCCAACTGACGTGGACTACCACGTTGGTAGCTGGGAGATGATTCGAGGCAAGCCCTACGCTTGTCTCATGGTAGGTCCGGCGGGGGCTATGACCTTGACTGAGACTGACGAGGTCTACATCCCCTGGGTGAGGATCGACTCACCGGGAGCAGAGAAGCCAGAAGTCAAGGGTGGCCCCGACGATGTGATCGAGGTCTACTGATGGCAGCCACACCCACTGAGCTGGACTTCTCGGTTGTAAACTATGACCGAGACCCGCGTCCGCTCCGACCCAAGCACCACAAGACCGGCAAGGCCCTGAGTACCAGCAGGAAGCAGGCCAGGGCTCGTGCACGCCGGGCGATGAAGAAGAAGGGTATCCTCGAGGTTGATGGGCTGTACAAGCCGATTGCCGAGTGGGACTCGGAAGAACTAGCCCGGGGCCGTCCTCGTGATAAGAACGGCAACTTCCAGGGCAAGGCTCCGGCTTTCATTAGCCGTGAGCTGCACGAAGAGGCGATGTCTCGGTTCAGGCAGTTCATCCGTGACGGTATGAACGTCAACACCAACATTGCCATCAAGACCATCCAAGACATCTTGGAATCAAAGGAAGTAGATGAGAACGGTAAGCCGGTGGTCAGTGCGGCGACGAAGCTGGAGGCTTCAAAGTACCTGATCGACCACCTCTTGGGCAAGCCGAAGCAGCGTGTGGAGACCGATATCTCCGTGAAGCTGCAGGGCTTGATGGCCACTGTGATGGTGACTCCCGACGCCTTGCCGGCTCAGATTGGCTCCTGGAACCAGACCAGCCCCCGAGCAATCGAGGAAGCCATAGAGGATGCAGAGTGGTCGGAAGAGGATGATTAGAGGTGACCGTGACACACCCGTTTGTCGCTATCCCTCTCGCCATCGCCGCTCTGATAACCGCCTGGGCAGTAATTTGGAAGCGAGGGGTTGTCCCTTGTTACCAGTTTTTCGCTCGGATCACCTACATGCTAGGTCGAATCGAGGATGAGTTTGCTCCCAATGGGGGGAACTCTTTAAGGGACCAGGTAGATCATAAGGCTGATAAGAACGACATCGGCCGTCTGGAAGCTGGCATGCTTGAGGCAATCCGCATAGGAAGCGAAAATCAAGATACTCTAACCGAGCTCAACAACAGAAACCATTGGCACGTGGATCGGCCGGAGGTTCTAGCTCGGCTTAGGTTGGTAGAGCAACGACAGGAGCAAGTCCGGGTTAGTATCCTGGCAGCTCTTGCGCCAGTGGCAAAAACTGAGGGGGCTTTTGGTACCTTGATTACTCAGGTACTTGAGGCTCTACAGGATGAGCCAGAGTCGATTGAACAAACAGACTAGGGGTAGTCATGGCCGACGATGATCTCTGCGAACTCTGCCAGCAGTCGAGGTATTGGCACCTCAAGCACAAGCCTCAACACCAGTTCGTAGGGCCCGAAGACGAAAGGACACTGAAGACTGAGCCGACAGAGCCGGTTACGGTGTCGAGAGCTGGTGACCCAGTGCTTCGGTTGGCTCTAGTCCATGCCGGGGTTATCACTGAAGAAGACCTCAGTGAGGCTCAGCGGTGGATTGATGCCGCCCGGGACAACGCGAGTGCTCTGGTGCTGCTGCCCGATGAAGACGGGAGGATGCAGTACCACCTCATGGACTTGAACGAGGCTATGAGGGCGAAGGCGGCAATGGGATGAAGATTCCGTTCTCGCTCGACGTTGTAATCCCGAAGATCGTCGAATTCGGCCTAGCCCGAGTTCCCAACGAGGCTTGCGGGTTAGTAATTCCCAACCTGGACAATCCGGTAGATACCTGGGTCCATGAGTTGATCAACCGCAGCCCGAGCCCACAAGATAGCTACATCTTCGACGCTGAAGCCATGAAACCCCTCTTGACTGACCAGGAGGTCTGGAGTGATGTTCTGGTCTGGCACACACACCCGAGCGGTCGTATCGGACCCAGTCAGGGGGATATGGAGGCCCGGCATCCAGCTCTGCATGGTCGTTATCTGGTTGTTGCGCTACCTCACGGCGAGGCGACCCTCTTCTAGGAGGTGAAATGGGTCTGAACAGGGAAACTGGGGGCAGCGAATACACCGGAGTGATGGGGCCGGCTGGGGTGCCGAAGTACAAGAAGCGCAAGGCACTCAGCGCCTCAGAGGAAGCCCGCCTCATGCGTCTCACGGGCACGCGTGACCCCCAAGCGCCCATCAGTTGGCGGCATTGGAACGGTCAGAAGGTAGATAAGTCAGCTCGAGAGATCGAGGGAGAAAACCAGTCGTGACGACTGCCAGGCAAAACACTAAGGTCCTGAGAAAGGACCGATACTTCCACAGCACAGGCTACTACCCACACGCTGCGCAGTGGGAGGTCCATAAGAACCCAGCCCGGATGAAGGGCCTCAGCAATGGTCGACGGTGGGGCAAGACGCTCCTCGGCGGCAAGGAATGCGAGGCTACTGCATGGGTGAAGAACCGGCTGGGGCAAGTCCAGCGAGGGTGGATCATCGGCCCCAACTACGACGACGGCGAGAAGGAGTTTCGCGTACTCTACGACTCGCTGAAGGCGTTGGGTGTGGATACCATCAGCCAGAAGTTCCTCAAGAACGAGGAAAATGGTAACATGCACATCCTCACCAATTGGGGATGGGATGTCGAGGTGCGCTCGGCTGCTCACCCCGAATCTCTGGTGGGTGAGGGTCTGGACTTCGTGCTTTGCGCCGAGTCGGGGCGATTGACTCGCCACATGTTCACCGAGTACGTCCGACCTGCCTTGTCTGACAAGCGGGGTTGGATGCTGGCAACTGGAGTCCCCGAAATCGCCACCGACACCTCCCTGCTCTACTGGTGTTGGCAACGCGGGCAAGACGTGAACCGACCCACCTGGGCCTCTTGGCAGATGCCGAGTTGGACCAACCTCATCGTGTTCCCTGGTGGTAGAAACGACCCAGAAATCCTTGATGCTGAGGAGGACCTCACCGAGGATGAGTTCGCCCGTCAGTACGGCGGGAAGTTCGTGGAGCGAGTTGGCCGAGTCATGAAGGAGTGGGACGATGCTCACCACCTGGCCGACTTGCCCTACAACCCGGACTGGCCCTTGTACGCAGCTGTTGACTACGGATACACCAATCCCTTCGTCTGGCTGTGGATTCAGATCGGCCCGTTCGGCGAGATCAATGTCATTGGGGAACATCGCTGGGAGCTCATGGATACGGGTGAGATTGCCAAGCGAGAGCTGAAGGATCATCCTCTCACGCCTCGCTGCGTTGCTTTCTACCCCGACCCGGCAGAACCCGATGACACCAACACGCTGCAGCGGCTACTCAAGATTCCGGCTCGCAGCAACACTGGAGGCGAGCTCAAGACTCGACTGCAGTTGACTCGGCAAGCGCTCAAGGTTCCTGAACCTCATCAGCAGTCTGGCTTCCAAGCTCGACCGCTACTTCAGGTGGACCGGCGATGCACCCAGCTCGCGTGGGAGATGCGAACTGGATACCGCTGGCCCGCCCACAAGACTGAGGTCAAGAACGACAGCGAGTTGCCGATGGACAAAGACAACCACGGCCCTGAGGCGCTGGGAAGGTTCATGAAGGGCTACTTTGAACCCGTCGAGGGGATTCGACGGACTCGACAGAGTCGAGTGCTAGTCAGGAGATGACAGATGTCGATCCTCGACGACCCGGAGGTCTTCACTCCGTACAGCACCATCAAGCCACTCACCGACCAAGACGAGATGCTGGTCTGGGTGCCGGAGCTGGACAGAGACAGGATCCTGGCCTACCAGAAGTACGAAGAGATCTACTGGAGCCACAAGACCGCGTTCAAGCTCAAGGATGTCACGGCGGATGGGATGCCGCTGTATATCCCGAATCCCATGACGATCTGCGATGCAACCTCGCACTTCTTCATGAAGGGCTTGGAAATCACGGCTAAGGGCGCCTTTGGTGAGGCTTGGAAGGCCTTCAACGACCGGGAGGAGTTCCTCGCCAAGTTTCACGAAGCCAAGCACTCAGGGGTGGTGAGGGGCGATTTCCTCCTTCACCTCACGGCAGACCCCACGAAGCCTGAGGGTACCCGAGTTTCCATCAACTCGGTTGACCCAGCGATGTACTTCCCCGAGTTCGACGACGACGACCTCAACCGCGTAAAGGCCGTCAACTTGGTCGAGCTGGTAATCGACGAGGATCGACCCGAGGGCATTGTTATCCGCCGGCAGCGATACTCTTACGTCTCCGTTGGTGAACAGCGGAAGGTGCTATCTCAGCACGCTACGTACGAGGCTCGAGACTGGTGGAAGGGACAGACTGCGGTTAAGATTCTCGACATCACCCCACCCACGGTACTTCCCGACCCCATCGCCACGATCCCGGTCTACGCCTACAAGAACAAGCCTTGGCAAGGTCAACCGTTCGGCAGCTCGGAGATCAGGGGGCATGAAGCCCTTCAGTCTCGGATCAACCAGAGCGCCACCGACGAAGATGTTGCCCTGGCTCTCGAGGGGCTGGGAGTCTACGCCACTGACGCACCACCTCCCACACGCAGGGAGGACGGGCAGGATATCCAGGTGCCCTGGGTGATCGCTCCTGGCATGGTCGTCGAAGTGCCCACCGGGTCAACGTTCCGCCGCGTCGAGGGTCTCAAGAGTGTCGAGCCTTTCCAGGCCCACCTCAAGTTCCTGACCGACTCGGTCTATGAGGCGACGGCAACATTCCGCCCCTCAACTATCGACGCGCAGATGGCTGAGTCAGGGATTGCCCTGGCCATCAAGTTCCTGCCCACCATGGCCAAGCTGGAAGAACGTGACCTCCTGGGTGTGGGAAAGACCCAGCAGATGATGCACGATCTCAAGTTCTGGTTCGTGGCTTACGATGGCAACACGGCCATCAGCGACACCGACGAGGCTGTCATTACCTTGGGGGACAAACTCCCCGAGAACAAGACAGATCGGTTGAATGTTCTCAACAACCTCCTCGACCGCAAGGCGATCTCCAAGGAATTCTACCGGCAGCAGATCACAGAGCTCTACGGTATCGAGTTCCCCTCGAACATCGCCACGCAGATTGAGGAAGAACAGCGTGCAGCAGCAGAGCTGATGCAGGAAATCAACCCCCAGCCTCAGGAAGGGGCACCGGGGGGTAGCACAAGCAACAACAAGAGTCGCCCGAATGAGTCAGGTGGTACCGAAGCCAAATGACCGGGCACTGACAGGGGCGTGACGCCCAGAAGGGAGACGGCGAGATGCCGGTCGAAGAGGCACCCGAGTGGATCAACTTCCAGTTCATCGGGTTCGAAGAGGGAGACGAGTCGGAGTCCGAAGAGGAAAACGACGACGAGAACTCTGAGGACGAGGAAGAGGAAGAGTCCGAGGGTGAAGGCGAGAAGGGCAAGGCGGAAAACACCGACGGTCTGAAGTCTGCTCTCCGTAAGGAGCGTAAGGCACGCCGGGATGCTGAGCGGGAGCTCAAGACGCTTCAGCGAGGCAACCAGCAGAAGACCGAGGAAGAAGAGAAAGATATCGAGGCCGCCAAGCAACGTGCCCAGAAGGCCGAAACGACGAGCGAGAAGCTCGCAGGCAAGCTGCGTGACCGTGCAGTCAACGAGGTCATCATCAAGGCCGCCACAAAGATGAAGTTCGCCGATCTGGACGACGCGCTCGCCCTGATCAACCGAGACGACATCGACGTGGATCAGGACGACGACGATCCCTCCGAAGTCGACGTGGACGAGACTTCTGTCCAGGACGCTCTCAAGGCCCTGGTCAAGCGGAAGCCTCACCTCCTCGTCGTTACGGAAGAGGGTGGGAGCAGTTCTGGCGGTCGCATGGGTGGCCGGCGTGACAAGAACAACAAGGGTGAGCTCGACGAGGAAGCTCTCGCTGAACTCTACCCTGCTTTGCGGCACGGAGTTCGCCGGTAGTACCAGCATCTCACGTCCAAACGAGAAAGGAAACCAACTGTGCGGTTCGACAAGTACGACCCGATCAGCGGCGGTTTCCGAGCGCCCCTGGCAGCAAACTACACCGGAGCGGCAGCCGCCATCGGTGTGGGGCTCAACAGCAGCGGTCAGGTGACGGTCGGAGTCTCAGTCGCCACCATCGGAATCGTCGGTGTCATCTGCCTTCCGAAGGACAAGAAGGCCGGCGACGTCGTCGACGTCATGACGGCGGGGGAAATCGTGGAAGCCGGGTTGGCAGCGGGAACGCTGTACACGGCCAACACGACCACCGGAGTCATCTCAAGCGGAGCAATCTCGGCGACGCAACAGCTCGTCGGGTTCACGGTCGAGGCTTCTCGCCTCATCGTCCGCGTCGCCACGCTCCAGTACATCGGAACCTGAGAGGAGGTACATCGTGAACGTGCAAGTCCTCAACAGCGAAGAGCGAAAGGCCCTGTACGTCTTCGAGAGCCTTCTCGAAGTCGCAGGGTTCGACTGGTCCGATGTCGACCAGCTGGCAGGGTACGACCGAGGCACGAACGAATTTGCCGACGTCATCACTCAGTCGGTGGACGGAGCGGACCTCAACCGGATGTGGTCAGAGTTCCAGAAGGCGGTCGCACTTCTCAACCGCCAGCGGACTCCCCTCATCAACTGGCTCACCTTCCCAGTCACCCAGCCCACGGAGCGAGTGCTCTTGCCCGTGGCGGACGACTTCGAAGAGGCCACCGAGTTCGGTGAGCCGAAGGGCAAGCGGATCGGTACGCCGTTCGTGGCTGGGTACGACTTCAAGTGGTACGACCTGGCACACCGCTTCACGTGGCTCTTCCTCATCGAGGCGAGCCAGCAGCAAATCCGAGCCCTCAACTCGGAGACGCTGGAAGCGGACCTGCGCCTGGTCTTCACCAAGGTCTTCCGAGGGTTGTTCAACAACGTGAACTCCTCGGCGACCGTGAACGACCAGAACGTGAACGTGTACCGCTTGTGGAACGCCGACGGCCAGGTTCCGCCCCCGTTCAAGGGTACGACCTTCGCCGGCTCCCACACGCACTACCTCGCAAGTGGTGCGGGCACCATCGACCCCGGTGACCTCACGGCCATCGAGGACGCCCTGTACGAGCACGGCTACCGCCGGAGCCTCGGGTACGACTTGATCCTGTTGGTCAACCGCCAAGAGGGCAAGACGATTCGTGGATTCATCGCCGGCACGGCCTCGGCTCAGTACACCTTCATCCCCGCAGAGGGTTTCGGCGGCGGCGTCTTCTTGCCGGCGAACTCGGGGATCATCGACCGGCCCGCACTCAACTCGCAGGGTCTTCCGGGCATGATCGGTACCTACGGGCCGTTCGTGGTGATCGAGGAAGACTACATCCCGGCGGGCTGGGTCATTGGGGCGGCCAGCGGTGGCGAGCAGAACATCGGGAACCTCGTGGGCCTTCGGGAGCACGAGAACGCAGCTGCTCGGGGTCTCCGGCTCATGCCGGGTCCGGGGCAGGACTACCCGCTCACCGACGCCTTCTACCAGCACGGTCTGGGTGTGGGCGTCCGTCACCGGGGTGCCGGCGTGGTCATGAAGATCACGGCGGGCGGTTACACCATCCCGACCGGGTACGCGTGATCCTGATCTGACCCTGCCCATCAGCGGTTAGGGGCCGGCTCTTCCGACCTACCCCCGGGAGAGCCGGCTCCGAGCCACTAGGTGCTTGAAAGGAGCATCATGGCGAACTACGCGCCCGACAAGCCCGGAGTGGCTGGGGCCGTACCCGTTTCACATGCTGCGGCGGCGTCGGACTCGTTCGACAACAACGGTCGGGTGATGATCCGAGTCAACAACGCTGGTGGTGCTTCCACCGTGCTAACCGTTGACGACCCGGGAACCAACCAGCCGGTCGCAGCAACCGCGTTCAACCCGGACGCAGCCATCACCATTGTCAACGGTACCACCAAGGTGATTGGCCCCTTCCCAACCGCCCGGTTCAACGATGGCAACGGCCGCGTGCAACTCTCGTGGTCGGTCACGGCATCGGTGACCTGGGAAGCCTACGCCACCGAGTAAGGAGAGCAACATGAGCCGTGAGGTGAAAGAGATCAAGACCCTCGACGACCTTCGGTACAAGGCGGATCACAACCTCCTGACCGAAGACGAGCGAGCCGAGTACGACGACGAAGACATCCAGAAGCTGCTCCGGGGTGAGAAGGTCAAGTTCAAGGGCCTCGGCAAGCAGGGGTACGACGACGGCGAGGACGAGGGTGACCAGTACGACGGCATGAGCAAGAAGGAGCTCACGGCTGAGCTCGCCTCTCGTGTCGACGAGAACGGCGACCCCCTCTCCACGTCCGGGACCAACAAGGAAATGGCCGAGCGTCTTCGGGAGAACGACGCAGCCAACGCCTGAGGAGGTAAACCATGGCGGTGACCGACAGTGAGCGTCTCCGGGCGCTCGTGGGTGAATCCATCCCTACGGGTGGCTCCGCCACGGACACGCTCCTGACCGAAGATCAAGTCAATGACCTGCTCACTCGCTACGGGACTCCCGAGGCTGCGATGCAGGAAGCCTGGCTGATCAAGTCCGCTCAGCTTGCAACGCTGGTGGACACGGTTGAAGGCTCCTCGATCCGCAAGCACTCGGCCGTCCACAAGGCCGCACTGAGTCAGCTCAGAGTGGTCAACACAACGGCGGGCGGCCGAGTGACGCGGGTCCACCAGATCGTGAGGCCGGATACCTGATGCCCACGTCCGCTCAGGCTCGCATTGAGCAGAAGATGCAGCGGCGAGCCACTCAGGAATTCATCAGCTCCCACCCGCTTCGGATTCGACTTAGCCGAGTCGTTCGGAGCCGCGACACTTTGGTGCGGGGTGGAACTGCAGTGACGTTCGACGGAGAGACTGCGGAGCAGACTTTCCGCATCGCTCACGGCCCGCCTCGTCGCCGACGCCTCGAGAACAACCCCCCACACCCGCAGCATGCGGAAGTACCGTTCGCCAAGGACCTGTTGATCGGGACCTGGGATGCGGACATTCGTATCGGGGATGAGTTCGAGCACGAGGGGGTGCACTACCGGGTTTCGTACGTCTTCCAGGACAGGGACTACGAGACCGTGGCAAACATTGAGTCTACGACTCAGAACATCGAGGCTCCGTGAGTGGGCGTCCAGCCGACGTCGGGACCTCAGGGGTCGGCAAGGGCGGCGGCATTAGGTGGATCACGAACCCGTACAGGACCGGTGGGAGTGCGGGGCGATTCGTCATTCACCTAGCCGTCGGCCTTGCCGCCTTCACCAAAGGGTTTGCCCGGCAGGTCGAGCAATACGCAAAGGACAATGCCCCATGGGAAGACCGAACCGGCGACGCCCGAGATGGTCTCAAGGCCATCGGAGAGCAGCGCCTGACTACGTACACCATCACGCTGTATCACACCACCAGCTACGGTCTCTGGCTGGAGGTTCGTTGGGATGGCAAGTACGCGATCATCGTCCCAACCCTCGAAGTCATGGGGCCTCGTTACATGGCTGAACTGGCAGCCTTGAATCTTGGTGGTATCGCCCGTCTGGGAGGAGGATGATGGCGACTGACCTAAGAGCCATCGTCTTCCAAGCCCTGCGGGAAGATCCCCAACTCGCCGCCCGTGTGGGAGACCGCATCATCCAGCGAGCCAGCTGGGATGTTGAGGACGGCACGGTTGAGCCTCGCCCGTCGGAAGTACCCTACTTGGTGTATGCGATGTCGGATGAGTCAACCATCGGCCCTTCAGCCATGAACGCCACTCGGCGTTACTTGATGGTGTGGGCGCATGACCTGCCTGGCGACTACGGGATCAACATCGACCCCATTCTCGACCGGGTCAAGGAGGTGCTAGTAGCTGTCGAACAGCAAGGTAAGTTCATGGAGATTAGGTTCCTCGGGAAGAGCCCTGACCTCTACGACGACATGCTCAAGCACATTACCCGGTATAGCCGGTTTCACGCAACTCTCACAGAGTAAGGAGCAGCAATGCCGAACGTCATGTGGACGGGTCCGGAGCACGTGCGGATGATCAGCAAGGCGGACCTCGGCTTCGAAACCGAGTCCGACGAGGTCTTCGAGTGGAGTGCGGCAACGCGCTTCATGCAGGAGATGACCCAGGAAGAGTACGACAAGCTGGTGGAGCTCACCGGGCCGGGAACCTGGGCCACGGTCGAAGTCGAAGCTGCTGAGGAAGTCGAGCCGAAGCCGAAGGCCAAGGCGAAGATCACGCCCGCCGATGCGACGAACGAATCGTCAGGCGAGCCAGCTCAGCCGTAGGAAGCGTCAGGCATCAGCCAGAAGCGATGGAAGTCTCGATAGTTGTGACGACCCTCTGACGACTGCCTGATCGCTTGCGGAATAACTCGGGGAAGTGACCGACATGGAATTGCGCTGCCCACACAAACTGCACGGCATGCTGCTCGAGGGCGGGGTGCTCGAGGTCAAGTGTGACAGCAAGTTCTGCGGCCACGCTCCCGGGGTGGTGGTTCTCCATCGGTTCGACGCTGTGACAGGCGAGTTGCTGGAGACCAAGACGTACAAGAATCCCGAATTCGGCACGGAAAGGAGCACCACCAATGCCGATCGCAACGACTCCGCTGCCCTACGGTCTGCGTGACGTCAAGGTCGCCCTGCTCGACACTGCAGATGCACCGGGCACGAAGGTCGACCTGCCAGTCTCACAGACGTTCAGCTTCTCGGAGGCCGAGGAATTCACCGAGCTCAGGGGTGACGACAAGGTCGTCTCCATCCGAGGCAAGGGACCCAAGGTCTCGTGGGAACTGGAGGCGGGTGGCATCTCACTCCAAGCGTATGCGGTGATCGGTGGCGGTACGCTGTCACTGACCGGCGTCACGCCCAACCAGATCCGCAAGGTCAACAAGAAGGTCACGGATGTTCGTCCGTACTTCTACGTCGAGGGCCAGGTCATTTCGGACTCCGGCGGTGACTTCCACGCAATCGTGTACAAGTGCCGCACCGACTCGGACATCGAGGGCGAGTTCAAGGATGGCGAGTTCGCCATGCTGGGCGCGTCGGGTACCGGCATCGGTCACAGCTCGACCGACAACCTGTACGACCTCATCCACAACGAGACGGTGACGGCGATCGTCTAACACCGAAGCCAACAGCCCATCGGAAAGTGAGTGAGTGAGTGCGTGCGTGCATCGCCCTAAAGGGCGAATGCTCACTCACTCAGCTCATCTCACAATCTCTCACCCTCCGGGTTGGGATGGGTTGAGCGAAGGTGCCACTGCCACAGGAGCCCAAGGAGGCCATCATGGCAAAGTCAAAGAAGGGTAATGGTAAGTCGAGCAAGGCTCAGAAGGCTTACCGTGAAGCCGTACTGCGAGGTGACATCAAGGCTACTGCGGGTAGGAAGATCAACCCGCAGGACATGACCCCCACCTCGGCAACAGAATGGAAGAAGGCCCCCACCGTAGGTGAAGGCGTGCCTCTCCCCTTGCCCAGTGGCAATACTGCCTTGGTGCAACCGCTCGGTATTCCTGAGCTGATGAAACGAGGGTTGATCCCAAATCCCCTCATCTCCACCGTCACTGGCGTCCTCGACGACGCTGACCTCCGCATGGAGAATCCCTCCCCCGCCGACTACGCAAAGGCGGACAAGAAGCGCAGGAAGAAGCTGGCTGACGAGATGGAAGTCTGGGCTCGCAACCCCGAGATGATGGTCGCCGTGTTCGATATGGCGGACAACATCACCTTGGCGTGCGTTGTGAAGCCGGAAGTACACCCCGTGCCCGAACCAGGTGAAGACGGAGTTGTGTCTCGTGAAGCCTCGAAGCTGTACATCGACGAGGTGGACTTGGACGACAAACTCTACATCATGAGCTATGGCATGGCGGGGGTCCGTGACCTCGATCGGTTTCGTGAAGAACTTGCCGGAAGTGTGGGGGTTGCTCCAGCTCTCCAAGTCGTGGCAAGTGAGACCGAGTCAGGTGATGGGGCTTGAGGGGTACGAGGCGTTTTGCTTTGACCAAGCTCTCACCTTTCTCGAGGGGGAGATAAACTCAAGGTGTGACAAGGGGGTAGGCAAACAGAAGGACGCCGAAAAGGAAGCTCTGGCGAGAAGCCGGTGGCTTACCAAGTACATCGGGGGACCCGAAGCGGCGAGCAAGGTCCAAGGCCAATTCAAGGATCCAGCCTCGATGTTCTAGGAGAGTTGCATGGCGGATTACAGTCTCGGAAGGGCGCATGGTGAAATTGATGTAGATGCGTCTAGTCTCGGGCGTGCATCCGCGTCGCTGAAGTTCATGGCTGACCGCATGCTGCTCTTGGGTGGAGCGGCTATTGCGGGGTTCGGGTATGCTGTCAAGGCTGCTGCGGACTTCGAGACGCAGATGTCTCGGTTCAAGGCGGTCAGCGATACATCCGAGAAGGACCTTGAGCGGGTACGGCAGAAGGCTCTGCAGCTTGGTCGTGACTCTGCGTTCGGTGCCAAGCAGGTTGCTGAAGGCTTCGTGGAAATTGCGAAGTCGGGAGCTACGGCTACTGAGGTCCTAGCCGGACTCGGAGATGCTGCGGTCTATCTGGCGGCTGCTGGTGAGATTGACATGGCTTTGGCCACGGAGATTCTCATCAACGCCATGCGGCAGTTCAACATCGAGGCCAAGGACGCAGGGCACATCGCTGATCTCCTTGCTGGTGCGGCGAACGCCTCAACTTCCGAGGTCGACGACCTGGCGAACTCACTGAAGTACGCTGGTCCTGTTGCTGCTATGGCGGGTATCAGCATTGAGGACACTGCTACGGTCCTGGCGATGTTCGCCAACGCAGGTATCAAGGGCAGTCAGGCTGGTACCACACTGCGAGGCGTGATCCTCGGCCTGGCGGCAAACACGCCCAAGGCAGAGAAGACTCTGCGCTCTCTGGGCATTGTTACTCTGGACGGGGCGAACGCCTTCTTCGACTTGGAGGGTAAGCTTAAGCCTCTGCCCGAGGTTTTCCAGATTCTTAACAACGCACTGTCCGAGCTGAACCCGAAGCAGCGGATCAACGCCCTCAACGCCATCTTCCAGCGCCGAGCACTCACGGGTGCCTCTCTGGCTGCTCGAGATGGAGCTCTTGGCTTCTTGGCCATGCGGGGGGAGGTCGAGAAGACCACTGCCCAGGAGGTCATGAAGGAGAAGCTCGACAACCTCAACGGGTCGTTGAAGATTCTCAAGTCCTCTTTGGAGACCTTCGCCATCATTGTCGGTGAGAACTTCCAAGAGCCGATGAAGCGTACCGCCGACGCGCTTCGAGAGGTTACGAACTGGCTGTCCAAGCTTGACCCCCGGATTCTGGAGGCAGGAGGCTATGCCCTCTTCGCCTTCGGTGCCTTCCTGCTGTTTGGCGGCATCCTGTTTAAGGTCACCCAGTACACCATCCAGGCTTACCGAGCCTTCCGGGGCTTGGCTGAAGCAATTGGCTTGGTCCGGCTCATGGTTCTTCAGCTGTATGCCGCGTTGGGCCCTGTAGCCATTATCATCTTGGCGATCGTAGCAGCCCTCATCATCATTGGGGTTACTGCTTGGTATGTCTACAAGAACTGGGATAAGATCTGGAGCTGGATCAAGGAACACCCGGCGTACGCTGCCATCATCGGTATCTTGGCTTTGTTCATTGCTCCCCTGTTGCTGATCGGCTTCATCCTGGGAGCGGTAGCTAAGAACTGGCGAGAGATTTGGGACAAGATTAAGCAGTGGAGTAAGGCGGCTGCTGACTTCTTGGAGCGAACTTGGGACGGCTTGGTTCGCTGGTTCCGAGAGTCTTTTATCCCCTTCTTCACAGTAACTCTGGTAAACTTCTTCAAGACCCTGCCAGGGAAAATGGCTGGCTGGGCAATGGCAGCAGTAGATGCTTTCTTGGGCATTTTCAACAACTTCCCCTACAAGGTAGGCTTTGTCCTTGGCTTCTTGGTGGGTGTTTTCATCCGAGCCCTCACCGAATTGACTAGCCTGGGTCTGAGGTTGATGGGTGAGTTGGTGGAGTTGCTGGGTGAGGCTCTGCGTGAGTTGATCCCCTGGGCCATCAATCTCTGGACAGACATGTCCATCAAGTTTGCCGAGGGCATTTGGTACATTGCCGAGCACATGCCGGAGTGGCTGCTTCGGGTGATGGAGAAGTTCCTCCAGTTTTACGATTGGATGGTACAGAAGGGCATCGACCTCGGTATTCAGATGCTCGAGAAGGCTGCCGAGTGGGCTATCAAGTTTGGCCCACGCATCTTCGAGTTCATTGCCGACCTACCTGCCAAGTTCTTCCAACTTAGCCTGGACATCTTGATGGGGTTCCTGAACGGCCTCGACCTGGGTATTGGCGGAGTGGTGGAATGGTTCACCAGTTTGCCCCGCAAGATCATGGAGCCCTTGGCCAACCTCGGTATCAAGTTCTTTGAGCTGGGTATCGAGATTATGAAGGGGTTGATCGAAGGTATCAAGTCCATGGCTGACAAGGCCAAGGGCGTGATGGGTGACATTGCTAACGGGATGACGGGTGGTCTGACCGACAAGCTGGGTATTACCTCTCCGTCCAAGGTCTTCCACCAGCTTGGTGTCCAGACCATGATGGGTCTTGAGCGAGGCATGAAGGCTCACCAGAGGAAGGTGCTGGCACAGATCGACTCCCTCGGGAACAAGATGCCCGATCGGCTGCCTCCCATTGCCTGGGCAGGTAATACTCGCATGGGTTCTGACGGGGGTAACGTGAACATCGACACGGTCCGAATCCAGATTGTTGGGGTATCGGACCCGGCTCAGGCTCAAGCTGCTGGGGCTGCTGCTGCCGAAGGATTCTCCGATGCTCTGGCTCGACGCCAGGTCCAGACTGAAGCAAGGATGATTTGAGATGGCGAACTACAACCCCAACGCGACGGAGACGCTGGGTCCTGAGCTACTGGCAGCTGTGCAGGCTCAGGCTACGGTCAACTCCTCAGGCGCTGGTGTGGCCACCTCCATTCTGTCTCTCGGGGCAGAAACCATCAACGAGGTTCGACCCTTCCTTGCTCGGTGTGATGTT